GCGCTCTTATTTTAGAGGGGCTAGAAGCCTCTCTCGTCTGAGGAAATTTCGATCAGACGTCCGGTGCCCACGGAAGGGCACCTAATGTGTCAGCAACCGGAGTTAGGAGTGATTAGCTCCCGGACCAGGGCGAAACGCCCTGCCAGTGCCCCACCCAGCGACCATGCCGAACGACCGTCTTCCGGGTTTTGCTTTCCCAGGAAGTCTCGATCGGCCGGTCTTCCAAAACGCCGCGTTCCCACAGCCACTGTAAAAACGCCCCAGAAGGGTCCGAGCGACGAAGTTCTGTCGACTCGAACACCCTGGGGCCGTGGTAGCAGAACAAGCTTTTACGGCGTTGGAGCCTCCTCGGCACGTCAACGTGCAGAACGCCATCAGCGTAGGCAGGCCCGTCCAGACGGAGCGGGATACCACGCGTGACGACGTCCCACAGAGGTTTCGCGAGAGAGTCACGCCAGTGACCGTTATCGGAGAGCTCCGAGATACGATTGGCGAACGCCAACCGCCTCGGACCGACGAGCGGTTTTCTGACGTAGGGTGGGGTAACGTCTATGCCGTTAAAGAAGTGGCCGCCACAGCTTTCCCGGAAGGGACCGCTGCAGAATGACTTCTTCACGTTTACCGTGAACCCGCAGAACGAGAGAATATCCTCGGCCTGCTGGTAGGCTGTGCTAGCCACGATGATGTCATCACCGTACACGGTGGCATATCCTGAAGCGGCTCTTACCAGACAGTAGAAAATCGCTGTCTCGAGCTCGAAAGTAAACCCATTGCCCATAGAGGATATTTTCTCGTAGGCAACGAGCTCACCGGTCGAGAGCTGGCCGAACGGAGAACGCAAGCTTACCAACGCTTGCGCCACCGGGGCCGGTAAAAGGGCCTCAACCAATGCAAGTGACACGGAGTCGCTTGCACCCTTCAGATCGATAGTCGCGAGACTACCAGTGCGTGAACCTACACGCGCCAGGATTTTGTTAACATCCTGGGCATGCTTCTGAAGGAGCCCGAAGCGTTTACGCAAGCGTGAACGGATTGCGCCGCCCATGCCGAGCTGGAAAAAACAATTCCAGTCCGGTTCGATTGCGATCGTGCGATCGGTCTTGGCGTTTTTAGGTACTGTCACAACCTTGTTAGCCGCAACAATGGTAGGCCGGGTGAACACCCGTCCGCTCCACTGCTGGAAGGCATAGTACCAAGGAAGTGCGTCCGCTGTAATGTGGGAAGCAAGTACCCACTTATTTGCAGGAGTAGCCCGAGCTCGGCGCATCGATGTTGATGCACCGGGTCCCCAGGAGCAATGCTCGATCACCTCGTCGAGAGTGAACCCCTCGAAAAGGTAAGCCAACAAGCGCTGAGCACGCTTAAGGACGCGCCTTGTCCCTTCCGGGATTGGGCGGGCCCACAAGTCGCACAAGCGTTCATTGGTACGAGCACAACTGAGTTCGCATTCTCGGAAGGTTGTTAAGGCCTCCCGTTCGCGGTCGATCCCGATTTCAAAGGGATACTTGGACCACATCTCTGCCGCCCAGTACGCGCGCCGGAAGGATTCCGGACATGAAAACGCGTCGGGTTGGGGCATCGGTGTGTGGACGACCTCGCTGGTAGTCACCGTCGACGGAAAATCGAAGGTGGCGAGGAACCGCTGGAATGTGGCGTCAGTTACATCTCTCTGCAGCCACGCATGCGGGTCCTGGTTGGACCTGCGCACTTTTTGTTTCATCACAGCCTCCAGGGAGTAACAGGATGACGAACGCGCGGTTAGGCCGCGGGCTGGGTCAGGTTGGTGATGCTGGCGAGAAACTCCGCCGACGCCACCAGCTCCTTGATCCGGACCGACAGGTCCGTGCGCTCGGCCGAGCTCGAACCAGCCGGCAGGGTAACCTCGATCCGCACATAGGAAGTGCGAAGCGGGTCCCCGGCACAGCTGCAATCCGAGTCGGACGTGGCCACGATGGGAACGCTCAGATTCCACTTCACCGTGGAGTCGGACTTACCCGTACCCGTGTTGACTTTCGTCGTGAGGTACGAAAACGCCGAGGGGTAGCCACCGGATCGCTCCGAGTAGACGCCCTGGGCATTCTGGTTGAATCCAGTCCAGGTGTAGATCTTGCTGTTGAGCGTGATGCTCATAGTAGGTGATAGCCTTAGTCCCTAACGGGACCGTTGAAAGGCCTGAGTAAGCAGGGAGAACCCCTGGACAGCTTGTTGCAGTCCGGGGAGCGGATTGGGAATCGGCCGAGCGAGAACAGTGCTCGGAAAACTACCCACGGCAGTACGCTTCATAGCACCACGATCCAGCCGGCCTTTTATGGCGAGCATGGAGAAGTTGTCGCTATGAATCGCGGACAGGTCCATCGAGTCTTTGATGTACCATGTCTCAGAGCCCTCCTTGAAGAAAGGAGAGAACTGTGCAGACTCGAGAGCCTGCAACCACTGCCCCACGGGAACGAACCAATCCAGTACGAAGGAGTACCGGGTCAGCTCATAGGCCGTTGAAAACGGGCTAAGCGTCGGCGATGTGTCGAGGTACCAAGAAGGAATGTCAAAGCGATAAACTGCTTTGGTAATGGTCGTGCGGTTCACCGGAGCAGTGACGGAAGAAAGACCCGTCCCTGCGTAGGCGTTCCACGTTTCCACGCGCGTACTGCGCACCTTCCGAGTACTTTTGAGCAACATCGATAACGAGTAGCCCTTCAGCCTATAGGACGATAGTCTGTCCAGCCCGTTTGCGAGATCGTCCCCCAAAGGGGCGACCCCGTAAAGGTACGCCAAGTATTCACTGGGAACTTCCCGCCAGTGTCGAGCAAGCTCAGCAACCATCTCGTCAATCGGGTGATTTACTGCCGGATTGCGAGTATAACGGCGCCAGGCCCGTTCGATACCGTTGGTAGCCGCGGATGTATAGCGGCGAGCCAGCGATACGACGTCCTTGCATTGGGCCAACGCAGCGTTGAGCTGCGTTGACTTCTCAACCGCTTGAGCAAGAGCACGCAACCTGGTGTTCTGCAGCTGCCCGAACGTTGAACTGTCCGGGTACGCTAAAGGCACCGAGTCGTGTAACAGCCTGCCTGTAGACGAAATGATGGCATCGCCCGTCCTCCGCACGGATTGACTTCCGACAGATTCGAAGCAATTTCGCCAAGACGTCTCCCACCCAGCCGGCGCGCGCGACTTATCTGCGCGAATCGGAGAGGTGGAGGATTGAGGACGCGTGTAGTAACGGTACGAGAACGGCCGGACGTTGTCCCCCTGGTTCACCACAGCTCCCGTGGGAGCGTAGACGACTTTCCAGTCGTTGTTGTGGTAAGCGCGGAGGTTCACGTCTTGGGCCGGGGTAGTCATACATCGCTCCAATGGTTCTTGACACGACCCTTACTGGCCATGCCAGAAAAGACCCCAGGATGGGG